CTAGAGGAGGTTGGCGAGCATCGCGGCCGCCTCGGCGCGCGTGCACGGCTGGTTGGGGTTGAGCTTCCCTCCGGAACCGGAGATGACGCCCTGCTCGACGGCCCATGCCACTGCCTCCTGCGCCCACTCGGGCACCTCGGGCCAGTCGGGGTAGCCCGTGGGCTGGCCGACGCTCTCGCCGTGCTGCCAGTTGCAGAGCATGACGCACATCTCGGCCCTCGTGGCGGCATCGTCCGGGCGGAAGTTCTCCTGCTCGGAGACGATGCCCTCCTGCACCGCCCAGCACACCGCGGTGTAGTAGTAGGGCGATGGCGCCACGTCCTTGAACGGCTCGAGGATCTCGGTGAGGTCCGCGCGCGCAGCGTTGGAGATGGCGCACACGGCCTGCCCGCGGGTGATGTGGTCCGTGGGGCCGAAGTGCGCGGAGTCGTAGCCGGACATGTAGCCCTGGAGCACGCACTCCTCGATGGCCGAGACGTACCATGCGTTCGGGTCGAGGTCTTGGAAGCCCTTGAGCGCGTCCGGCAGGGGCGTCGCGGGCTCCTCCGGCTCGGGCTGGATGGCGCCGGTCATCACGTCGTACCAGTGCTGGGCGCGCTGGATGTAGGCGTCCTTCTGGCTGCCGTAGATCTGGCCCGGGCACGATGTTGGCGAGAAGTGCTTGTGCGGGTAGACGTTGACGAGCCACTCCGGGCGGCCGAGGCCGTACATCTTGCATAGCGCGGCCACGAGGTGCGCTCCGGTGTCGAGGCACGTCTCCGTGATGGTGCCGTCGCTCAGGTTGGCGTGCTCGATGCCGATGCTGCGCTGGTTCTGGCTGAAGACTCCGCAGTGCCACGCGGTGTCGCGGTCCCAGACGAGCTGGCCGACGCGGCCGTTGCTCTCCACCTGATAGTGTGCGGATGCCTCGCGGTTCTGCCACACGCTGAAGCAGCCCTCGCACGTCAGGTTGCCCGCGTTGTAGTGCACCACGATCTTATCGACCTGATGCCCGCCGCGCCCCTCGGTGAAGTGCTTGCTCAGGATGAGGTTGACATCGGCCTCGCAGGTCTCGAAGTTCATTCCTTCGCCCCCTTCGCGAGCTTGGGCAGGCTCTCGCCCTCCTGCACCTCGGGCACTCCGGCGATGCTGGTGAGCACCGAGAGCACGAAGGCCGTGGCCGAGACTGCCGCGATCTGCGTCCAGTCGAGCGATGTGATGGCCACCATCTCCGTTCCGATGAGGGCCACGGCCGTCTGGCATGCGGTCTTGAGCGCGCGCACGAGCGCCGCCACGAGCCAGTAGATGACCTTGCTACCGTCCATTTCCTTCTCCCTTCTGGCCGCCCACGTAGGCGGCCTGCAATTCCTGATGCACGTGGGTTCCGGTCCCGTTGCCCCCGAGCGAGTGATAGACGCGGTAAACCTCGTCCTCACGCTCCTTCTCCTCGTAGGGCATAGGCTCGCCCTCGACCACGTAGCGCCGGTGCATCTCGTAGAGCTCTCGGCGCATCATCTCGCGCATGCCCATGCACAGGGCCTTGTGCTCGGCCTCCTTCGCGGCATCCCTGTCGCGCTCGCGCTTCAGCGAGGCCTTTAGGGAGCCGGCGAGGGCGCCAATCACGAGCGTCATCACCGGCGCCACTACGTAGCCCAGAATCTGCTCGATCAAGACTCGAGCACCCACCACTCGTCAGCCCCGGGCACGGATGTGTTGCCCACTCGCTTGCTCACGTAGATGGGGCCTTCGGCGTCCGGGTAGTGCGCCTTCTCGCCGAGGGTGAAGCTGTCCTCCGCGCAGGTCGGCTGGTGCCAGATGCGGATTCCGTCAGGAGCGAGGTCGATGAGCGTGTAGAGCGACTCCATCCCGGGGCCGGGCTGGTATGTCGTGGAGGTCTGCGCGTCGATGTCCTTGGCCATGCGGTAGTACTTCTCGTCCCAGCGACGAGTGAGGCCCTTGCCGTATGCGGTGCCGGGCACGAAGTCCTCGATGAGCTCGCGAACGTCCGCGACCTGCTGGTTGGTGAGGACCGTCGCGTTGACGTACATGGCGGATGCGGCGCGCACGCTCGGCGAGGTGCCGGCCTGCTCAGCGATGCTCTTGGCCTCGGCCGCCTGCTCCTTGGCCTCCGTAGCTGATGCTGCGGCGCCGTCTGCCTTGGTGGAGTACTGCTCGGCGGCCTTCTTGGCCTCCTCGGCCTGAGACTTCGCCTCGTCGGCCTTCGCCTTGGCGTCATCCGCCTGGGTCTTCGCCTCGGTGGCGGCCGTGGCGGACTGCTCGGCCTTGGCGCTCGCGGCGTCCACCTTCTGCGTGAGCTGCTCGATGGCCGCGGCCGTGGTGTCATCCATGGTCTTCACCGCGCGCATGCGGATGATCTCGCCCTCGCGCTTGATGTAGTCCACGGAGTAGCCCACGAAGGCCTCCACCTCCGTGCCATCGTCATCGGTCACCGCGAGCAGCTGGCCGTCGAGCGCAGCGACCTCCTTCACCGTGGTCTCCGCCAGCTCGAACTGGGCGGCGTCCTCGGTGGAGCTGTAGCCGGTCAGCCTGATTCCGTTGAGTAGCATTTCTCTCCCTTCGCTTGGGAACGTCTGAGCGAAGGGTAAGCTGGGCGTGAGATTAGGCCAGCACGGCGTCCTCGAGGAGCCTCTGGCGGTACGCCTCCATCTCCGTCACCGTCCTGTGGGCGTCGAGCGTGAGGCAATGGCTCTTCCACGACTCCCACGATTGCAGCTCGGTCTCGGGCCTCATGTCACCGGCGAGCACGGACTGCACGTTGTGCCTGAGCCTGCGGCGCTCGCGCACGATGTTGTCGCGCTGCGGGCGCATCACGATCTTGCCCGTCTCCGTGAGGCTCACGCGCTTCTTGAGGTAGCGGAAGCCGTGCCTGAGCGGCCGCACCTTGGTGACCTTCTCGTTGAAGGTCAGGCCCAGCTCCTCTGACTTCGCCCTGACGGCGCGCATCAGCTCGTCCGCCTGCGCCTTGGTCGGGAGGATGGCGTACGAGTCATCCATGTACCGCCCGTAGCAGTGCACGCCCAGCCGGTCCTTGGCCACGTGATCCACCGGTGACACGTAGAAGACGGCCGACACCTGGCTAACCTCGGAGCCGAGGCCCAGCCCGCGGTCACCGTCGAAGCAGTCGATGAGGTAGGCGGTGAGGCCCAGAAGCCTATCGTCCATTGGCAGGCGCCCGTACATCTCGATGAGCTTGGCGTGAAGGATGCTTCCGAAGTAGTTGTGGTAGTCCATCGTGACCACGTAGCCCTCCTGCCCGTATCTGGCGTAGTGCCAGCGCAGGTGCTCCTTCAGGCGGGCGAGGGCCTGCTCCGTGCCGTGCCCGGGCACCGTGGCGTGCGTGTCGTATATGAGCCTCGGCAGGACGAGCGGTCGCAGGCAGTAGCGCACGAGGCACTTCTGCACCATGCGCTCGGCGATGTGCACGGCTTGGATGTCGCGGACCTTGCCGCGCTCCATGATGGTGAACTTGTTGAAGCCGGGAGAGCGCCATGTGCCGTCCATGAGCTGGTCCTGCACCGTGGTGGCCCACGACGGGAGGCGGGCCTCGAAGATCTGCGTCGATGCCTTCCAGCGCACGCCGTTGCAGCACGCGGTGCCCGCTTCGTAGAGGTGCTCGAAGGTGAACACCTCATCGAAGCGGACGATGCCGCCCTTTTGCAGCAGGTGAGTCCCAGCCTCCCCGGCGTGGCGGCGCCTATTTAGGCCGTCTCCGGCCAAGGTCACAGCCCCCTGCATCTCGGTATATCGGATGCTACCTTTGACTTCGCTTTCGCTACCGTCCCTGGTTGCCGAGGTGCTTCCGAAGGGCGCCAGACCGTTCGTGTTGCTGGCATTGTTGGCGTTGGCAGTGCCGTCGCTGTTCACATTGCAGAAGTTGTTGGAGTTGCCGCTGTTAGGCGAGCGCTCCCACCACCAGTAGGCGCTGTTATCGGGCTGTGGCCTTGTTCGCATTGTACCGTTTCTTGTCCGAGTCCAGCACGCCCTTGATGAGTCCGCGCTCCTTGTGGCACAGCCGGGCGATGTCGGCAAGGCGCCCGTAGGCCTTATCCCTGCCGACAGTGCCCGCTGCCGTTATCAGGTCGGTGTACAACTTCGCCGTCGATTCGATGCTGAAGCACATCCCGCGCGCCTCCAGCAGGTGCTTCCGGCGCGCCTCGTAGTCAACCTGGCACGTCACGTAGATGGAGTTGGCTATGTCCACGTGGGTGAACATGTTCAGGCTGCATCTCATCAGGTGGTCACCGTAGGTCGTTAGGTACTTGCGCGGCCCGTTCGATACCATCTGCGCCGTGCGCTTGCTGATCTGGCGCGCTACCTCAAGGTACTCGACCTTCGACTCATCCCTGTCCTCGACGTTTACCGACACCGCTCCTCCCTTCATGTCCTCGTCGCGGCTCTCCCGCTAATTAAAACTCGGCCACCCCCCCCCTCCGACGTAACGTCGGCGGATTACACGATTTTTAGATGCAGCCGAAGGGCGCCAGACCGGTCGCGTAGCTGGCACTGCTGGCGCCGGCAGTGCCGCCGCTGTTCACACGGCAGAAGTAGCCGGAGTCGCCGCTGTAAGGCGAGCGCTCCCACCACCAGCAGGCGCTGCCGTTGATGCCGAGTTTCTTGATGCGGTTTGATGCCGTCTTGTAGTACTGGAACTGCGTGTTCTGGCTCTCCGCCGAGGAGTTGGAGTATGTGATGGAGCCGAAGACCTCCTTCTCGGAGGGCAGCGCGAAGTAGTCGGTGCTCTCGACGGCTGACGAGCCCGACCCATTGGCCGCCCTCGTCTTGAACTGCTTGAAGATGCCGCGCAGCGATGCCGGGATGGCGTTGCGGTACGTCTCGTTGCACCACGTGCGTCGCGCGCAGCTGTTCCATCCGCCGTTGTTCGTGTTCGAGCTGTTCATGTAGCCGTACTCGCTGAGGCAGTCCTTCTGGTGCACCACGAAGTTGCACTTCTTCCCGTTCGCGAGCGTGAAGTGCCCGGCGTCGTTGAGCACGAACTGCACGTTCTGCGCCGCGTGGGTCTCGCCGACTGCCCCGCGCTGCATCGCAGACAGGCGCACCGTGCGGGTGTCCCCCGCGTGCCAGTAGTCGCTGAGGTTGATCTGGCCCGCGTCCGCGGCAGCGACCATGGCGGCAATCTGCTCGTCCGTTCCGCTGGCCCACGTGACGATCTCGAGCGCGGACTCCAGCTCGACCGTGCACGTGGCGGAGCCGCCGAGGTAGTTGGCCGTCTCCGCGACCTGCACCGTGACCGTCGCGGTTCCGGCGTCCGCGTAGGCAACCGTCACTGTGTTCCCGCTCACGGAGAGCGTGCAGAGGTTCGCCGGGTTTGCGGATGCGGTGATGGCGCCGTTTCCGGTGCGCGTCACCGTGATGGTACCGTTGCCCTCGCCCTCCTTGACCGTCATGCTCGAGGGCTGGATGGAGAGGCCGCACGACGCCTTGGCGATGGCCACCGTGTACGCGCCCGTCTTGGTCTCGTAGTTCGGGGCCGTGATGCGGTAGTAGACCGTGTGCGAGCCCGCGTTCGTGAAGCTCGGCGGCTCGGTGAGGTCGTACGTCCCCGCGGAGGTGCCGTAGCGCAGCTCGTAGCCGGATGCCGGCGCCGTGACCGTGACGGCGTTGGCCTTCACCGCGGAGCCGGTGTAGGTGGTCTCCGTGCCGCTCACGGATGCCTGGATCTCGGCGGCCTCGATGGTCACCGAGAAGCTGCCCGTGAGCGCGTCGCAGTGCTCGGCCGTGACGCGCCAGCCCACCGTGTAGGTTCCGGCGTTCGTGGCCGTGGGCGCCGTCGATGTCCAGCCCCCGCCGTCGAGCTGGTACTCGACCGCCTGGCCCGCTCCCTTGGCCGTCACCGTGCCGAGGCTCTTGGCAGTGCCGTCGTAGGTGCCGGGCGTGGCGGGCGCCACCGTGGGCTGCTCGATGGCCCACTTTGCGTGGAGCGTCGCGTTCCGCGCCTCCGAGCCCCACACGTAGGGCGTCTGGAGCGTCGCGTCCACGTACCATCCGCCGAAGACGAAGCCCTGCTGGCTCGGGTCTGCCGGCTTCTCGAACGTCGCTTCGATTGTCTCGGGCGCCGTGCCGTACGGCGTGTCGAAGTTGAGCTTCGGGGTTCCTCCCCCGCCTCCGATGCTGTTGAAGATCATTCCTATGCCTCCCAAACCTCGATGTTCATGGTCACCGCCGCTGCGGGGACCGTCACGCAGCTGAAGGTGAGCGTCCCAGCGCCCTGAGCCGAGCAGTAGACGTGCGCCTCGCTCGCCGCTATCTCGCTCTCGGGCGCCGCGCCGCACCGCACGATGGAGTCGGCCGTGACGCCGGAGACCTGCTTGGTGCAGGTCGTGCCCTGCCAGTCCGCGGGCTGGATGGCCACCGTCGCGTAGGTCGAGCGCTTCTGTAGGCCTGCCAGTGTGTCGCTGAGGCCGGTCACGTCGGCCACGGCGTGCGAGTGCTGGGCCGCGGCCGCCCCCACCTCCTGCGGCGTGTAGGTCGGCTTCTCCGGCGCCTTGGCCCATGCGCTCACGTCGGATGCGGGCATGCTCGCGGGGAAGTCCGTGATCTGCGCCCTCGTGTGGGTGTGCGTCAGGGCCGCGAAGGCGCCCTTGAGCTTCGCCCACAGGTAGCTCAGGCCCGTCAGGTTGAGCACGCGGTCACCGGTCGGTGACTGGTCCGAGGTCACGGCGTCGATGTCGTTGGTGCTCATCGGGTCGAAGCTCGTGGTGGTACTGCCCATGTGCTCGAAGCTCTTGGTGGTCTCGACCCATATCCACTCCGAGTACACGTCATCCTCGCCGCCCTTCGGGTCGGGGACGAGGTACATCTTGCCGTTCTCGCCCTCGATGGTCGGCTCGAGCGTCTCGGGGTCGTACTGGCCGGAGGTGAGGATCACGAACGTCATGCCCAGCGCCGCGGCGTTGTTAGCTGCCTGTTCCGCGTTGTTCTTCGCTTGGTCCGCGTCATTCTGGTCCTGTCGCGCGTCGCGGTCATCCTGCGCGTCCGCCCGCGCTTGCTCCGCGGTTGCCCTCGCCTGCTCGGCCTGCGCGCGTGCCGACTCTGCGCTCTGGCGGGCGGTCTCGTTCTCGACGCGCTGTGCCTCCGCCGCGGCGCGGGCGTCCTCTGCCGTGTCGCGCTCGGTCTCGGCCGACTTGCGCTCGGTCTCGGCCTGCGCCCGCTCGCCCTCGGCTGATGCGCGGGCGGTCTCTGCCGACGCGCGGGCCTGCTCCGCCTCCGCTCGGGCGTCCTCCGCGGAGTCTCGCGCGGTCTCGGCGGTCTGGCGCGCCTGCTCGGCAGATGCGCGCTGGCCCTCCGCCGTGTCGCGTGCGGTCTCGGATGCCTCGCGCTGGCTCTCCGCCGACGCGCGGGCGCTCTCTGCGCTTTGGCGTTCCTGCTCGTTCTCGACGCGCTGCGCCTCGGCGGATGCGCGGCCCTGCTCTGCGGCCACGCGCGCCGCCTCGTTCGCCTTGCGCGTCTCCTCGTTGGCGTTCCACGTCTTGTCCGCCTCGGCTCGGGCGTTCTCGGCCTCGACTCGCGCGTTTTCGGCCTCGACGCGGCCCTGCTCGGCGGTCACGCGGCCGTCCTCGGCCTCCGCGCGCGCGTCCTCCGCGGCGTCGTACTCGCGGCGCTGGTTCTCCATGAGGCGGAGCAGCGCGTCGATCTCGCCGATGTAGTCGCTCGAGCTGATGTCACCTCCGGAGGCGCCCGGCTCCACGATGATCTCGAAGCTCTGCGTGGTGTCGATGTGCCCCGTCGAGTCGATGAGCGAGAAGTAGGCCAGCGAGATGCGGCCCTCTGCCAGAGACACCTGCTCCGGCATCGCGTACTCGATGACGCTCCCCTCCACGTCGAACGGCTCCGAGATGACCACGTGGCCGTCCGGCTTGAAGCACTCGAAGCGCGCCTGGAGGCCGTCAAGCTCCTTGGGGATGCCGTCCTCGGTGATGGTGGCCCTGACCTCGCAGGTGCTCTTGTCTCCCACTCGGATGTACACCGGCTCGCCGACTCGCGGCCCCTTGTACATGTCGAGCGTGAACGTGAAAAGTGCCATTTCTCCTCCTTACGCGCTGGTCTCGACTGCCAGCTTCTGTCCGTTCCAGTACGCGCCGTCCTTGTTGACCATGAACGTGTAGTCCGCTCCGCTCGCGAGGAAGTGATGGCCCCCGCCGTAGCGCGAGCCGTCCGTGATCCACATGCGAACGTTGTTGTCGAACTCGCCGTACATGCCCCAGTTCTTCACCGTCAGCGAGCCCGTCGAGCTCCTGATGGTGCAGGTCTCGGCATCGACCTCGAAGCCCTCCGAGGTGTAGGTGGCCACGCTCTGCGTCTGGCCGTTCGTGCCCTCGATCTCCATGCCGTTCGACGTGAAGCTGATGCGGTTGGTGACGTTCCGGGCCATGGTGGCGTCCCACTGGGCGTCCTCCACGTCGCTCTCGAGCCGGTTCAGCTGCGTCTGCACGCTGTCCGGGATGAAGTCGAGGTTCAGGGCGCCCGTGTCGAGGTTCCAGTAGTTGTTCCCGGCGCCGCGGATGATGCCGCCCGTGATGCTCGTGTTCGGGCTGTCCAGGCTCATGTTGCTGTTGGCCAAGTCCCACACGTTGCGGCCGGATGCGTCCATGATCTTGCCGCCTCTTACCGTGAGGTTGCCCGCGAGCACCATGTCACCGGTGCTCAGGTTCCACGTGCTTCTGCCGCTGGCGTCCCTGATGGTTCCACCGGAGATGGTCACGTCACCCGACAGCGCCATGTCACCGGTGGTGAGGTTCCACGTGTTCCTGCCGCTGGTGTCGGCTATCATGCCCTGCTTGAACAGAAGCTCGCCGGTCTCGAGGTTCCAATGGCTGTTGCCGCCCGTGATGGTCCCCGCCACGATGGCGTTGGCCGTGAAGCCCTGCCCGGTGCCGAACACCTGCCAGTCCCACGTTCCGTCCGCCAGAGTGCCGTCCGCGATGCGGAAGCCCTGCGCGCACATCTGGATGGCCGTGCCGCCCGGCACCGTGGGCTTTCCGGTGCTGTCCATGGGCACCGATGCCCAGATGTCACCCTTCTCGAAGCTGGTGTGCCTGTACGACATGCCCTGCTTGTTGAACTCGGCGTTCAGACCGTCCATTATCTGCTGGAGGTACGCCGGGGGCGTCGATGCCGCCACGTCCCACTGCGCGGAGTGCTCCTTGAGACTCGACAGCTCCTGCGACTGGTTGGCCAGCAGGTCTCCCATGGTCTGCACGACGTTGCCGAGCGTCACCTCGATGGTGCCGCCCAGCATGTCGGTGACCATCTTGGAGACTCGGCCCTCGCAGCGGAGAGCGGGCGAAAACGACCTGTCCACGATCTGGCAGTCATCGCCGACGCCCACGGCCTCCCACTCGCGGCCCATGGCCAGCAGGTCCACCACGCTCGCCTCGTACGTTACGCCAGGCTCCTTGTGGCTCTGGAGGTGGGCCTCCGTCTCGGCCTTGAGCTGCTCCGCGTCCTCGCAGTTCTGGTTCTCGTACGTCCCGAAGACATGGGCCAGCCCGCCCTTGCCGTCAGGCCTTCCGTACTTCTCGAGCGCCTCGGCATCCTCCACGTAGGCCTTGCCGCCGTTGATGTCCGCGAAGGTGAGCTTGCGCCCGTAGCCCCCCGAGTCCGTCTCGACGCCCTTGCCGTAGCCGTAGCACGCCGTTATCGCGCCCCAGTGCTCCGTGCGGGTGATGCTCACGAGATCCTTGCCGTAGCTGAAGCGCCTGTGGCCTCCGGTGAGGCCCCTGTGCTGGCGGATGCCGACCTTGCGGGTGATTCCGCCGGCTCCCATCTCGATTTCCGTCTCCAGCTCGCCGCCCGATTCCAGGATGGAGTTGAGCGCCGTGCGGCAGTCCGTGGCGTAGAACGTCAGCGACTCGGAGACCGTGCCCGGCATGTCAACCGTGCCGACCTCCCAGCGCGTGGGCTCGAGGCACACCGTGAGCGCCAGCTCGTAGGTGTATCCGTATGGTCTCTTGTCTTCGATGTAGTCACCGAACAGCTCGCAGATGGAGTTGAGCGCCGTGTCCGTGTAGTACACGTCGCCGCTCTCGCGGATGGCCTGCGGGTCTTGGCACACGTGCTCGTGGACCGTGTTCGTGCGGTCCTTCCAGATGAGGCGCATGCCCTCGCCGATGGGCCACGTGGTGCTGATGGCCACGCTGTCCTCGCCGTTCAGCTCGTCCGTCCAGACGAAGCCGATCAGCTCGCCCGTCCCGATGGTGTGAAGGTAGTTGTCCTGCCTGTCGTACACGTCGATGCGCATCACTGCCACCTCTCCGTCCACTCCAGATGGGCGGTCCCACCCGACACCTCGATTTCCTCGGTGCCCAGCAGCGTGAAGTAGTCGCTCTTGACCACAACGGGAACGTCGTTGCCGTTTATGGTGCAGCGCTCGTTGGCGGTGTCCAGAACGACAGTCTGCTCACCGGTGAACGGCCCCTCCACGGCCACGAACTCCTGCGTGCTCACCTTCGTGATGCGCCACTCGTCGGACTGGGGCGGCTTCACCGTGATGGTCGGCCTGCACGGGTAGGTGCCGCGAACGTTCACCGGGCGCCTGCCCGTCACGTCGAGCGCGCGCTCCTCGCCGTACGAAACCGGGTCTGCGCAGTAGAACGTCAGCTCCACTCCGGGCTTGTGCGCGTTGCGCGACATCTCCGCTCCGCCCTGGTACATGGCCATGAGGTAGCGGTTCGGCTCGTCCGGCAGGAACAGCGGCCGCGGAGTGTCGGTGGCGAGCGCCTCGGCGATGAGGCGCCGCGCGTCCGTCACGTCCTGCACGCTGTCCTTGCGGATGTGCGCCGTCACCGTTACCGTGAGCGGGGCCAGCGAGACCCCACTCACCATGGAGCCGTCCACGCCCGGAACCTCCGTCGTGGTGATGTTGCGCTCGGGCAGGATGGTGCGCTTCACGCCGGTGACCCACAGCAGCGTGCTGAGGTCTTTGCCGTCGAAGTATATGGGCGTCTCCCTGCTCACATCCTCACCCCTCTTCCTGTGGCAGTTGCAAGGGAGCGGCGAGCGATTGCCGCCGACACCTTGGCGCCGTCGATGTAAACGTCCCCGTCCTTCTCCGCGATGGCGCGCAGCAGCTCGGTGATGGTCTCGAGCGTGCCGCCGTACTCGTCGCGCGTGTCCGTGCGGATCGCGACCGTGCGGGCCGTCGTGAGCTGCGCCGTGAGGCCGTTCTTGGCCACGTCCATGACGGATGCCGTGGCGGCAGCCACCTTGCCTGCCTGCGCCCTGATGCTCTCGGCGAAGTCACCCATGAGGGCCTTGCCGGAGTACGTGGTGTAGCCGTGGCCGGAGAAGGGGCCTTCCTTCGCGGGCGAGAACGGGAACAGGTTCCTGATCCTGCTCACGGCCCCGGAGACGGCGTTCACCACGCCGCCCACGGCGTTCATGATGCCGTCCTTCAGGCCGTTGATGATGCTGGCGCCCGCGTTCACGAGCCAGCTGCCGGCACCGGAGAAGAAGCCGAGGATGCGGTCCTTGATGTTGGTCACCGTGTTGTAGACGTTGTTCACGCCGTCCTGCGCAGCGCTCTTGATGCCGTTCCAGATGTCGCTGAAGAACGACTTGATGCCGTTCCACGTGCTGTCCCACGCGCTCTTGATGCTGCTGAGAACGTTGTCGATGGTCCCCTTCACGGCGTTGATGGCGCTGTCGATGGCGCTCTGGATTCCGCTCCAGATGCTCTCCGCCGTGGACCTCACCGTGTTCCAGATGGAGTCCCAGATGGAGCTGATGGTGTTCAGAACGCTGTCGATGACGTTCTTCACCGTGTTGATGGCGTTCTCGACAAGGCCCTTGATGCCGTCCCAGACGCTCTGGGCGATCTGCTTGATGCCCTCCCAGACCTGCTCCCAGTCACCGGAGATGAGGCCGGTGACCGTGGTGATGATGCCTTGGATGACGCCGAGAACCGTCTCGATGACTATCTTGATGTTGTTCATGACGCCCTCGACGTACGTGGAGAGCGTGGGCCAGATGGCGTTCCAGATGCCCTGGATGATTCCGAGGGCCGTCTGGATGACCGTCTGGATGGCTCCCATGACCGTCGTGACGATGTTCTGAATCGCCGGCATGTTCTGGTTGATGATCTCGACAATCTGGGTGATTACCGGGATGACGAACGCCAGAATCTGCGTGGCCGCGTTGATGACGGCCGCGACGATCTGGCCCACGACGGCCGCGACGGGCGCGAGCACCGTGGCGAGGTTCTGGAGCAGGATGAGAATCTGCTGTATGAGCGGCATGATGAGCGGCCCGAGCGTGTTCGCCATGTTCTGGAGCGCGGCCACGATGGGCTGGATGGCGGGCATGAGGATGGTCATGACCGTCGTTCCGAGCATCGAGAAGGCGTTCGTGATGGCGCTCACGTCGATGGGCGGGATCATGTTCGAGAGGGCGTCCAGCACCGTGCTGGCGAACGTGGTCACCAGCGTGGCAGCGGGCATCAGCTTTGAGCCGAAGTTCGCGACGCTCGTTGCCATGGCATCCTGCGACTGGTTGTACGCGATTAGGTCGGAGTTGGCCTCCTGGTACTTCTGGCCCGCCTCGCCGTACAGCGCGTTCATGGCCGAGACAACGAGCTGCTGGCGCTCCTGCTCCGACGTGCACGCGGCGAGGGCCTCGTTGAAGGCGTCCTCCTTCGTCATGCCCTGCTCGAGGGCCGCGTTGAAGGCGGCCTGCGCGGCGCTGTTGCCGCCCATGGCGGCGCCCCACTGCTCCGTGCTCGCGCTAACCCAGTTGAGGGCGTCCGCGAAGCTGCCCGTGACCGTGCCGGCCTTGGCCGTCTCGTTGGCGGCCTCGGCGAGCGCCTCGATGGGCATACCGTCACCGAACTGCGAGTACGCGCCCGTGAGCGACGTGGTGAGGCTCTTGAGCTGCTGCTGGTTGTCACCGCACAGCGCGAACAGGTTTCCGGAGGTCTCCACCACGCGGTCCGTCTCGCCCAGCACGCCGATGAGGTCGGTGTACGTGGCGTTCATGGCCTTGGTGCTCACGCTGTTGGCGTCGGCGGATGCCGATAGGCGCGACATGTAGGTTTGCGCCTCGGCGGCAGCGCTTATGGACTCCGTGATGGCGGCGCCGATGCCGAGTCCGGCGATGGCGCCCTTGATTCCGCCGAAGGCGGACGTGACGGATGACTTGATGTTGCTGAGGCCGGAGCTGAAGGCGTCCGCCGCCCTGCTCGCCTCGGCCTTGAGAGCGGGTGCGAGGTCACCGACAGCGGCCTTGGCCGCCGATGTCACGTCAGACAGGGCGCCCTTGACCTTGCTCCCCACGCCCTTCATGGGCGCCGGGATGGCGTCAGCGGCCTTGCTCATCGCGCTCTTCGCGGCGCTCTCGGCGCCGGAGAGGCCCGACTTGATGGCGCCCTGCACCCCGCTGAGGGCGGAGGACACGCCCGACCTGACGCCGGAGAAGGCGCTCGTGATGCCATCGGCCGCGGCCTTCGCCTTGGATGTCAGGCCGTCGAACATGCCGGAGCCGGAGAGCGAGCTTGAGATTGACTTGCCCGCGTCGCTTATCGCGGACTTGAGGGCGGAGCCCATGGACTCCGCCTCCTTTGATGCCGTGTCGGTAAGGCCGGAGACGGCCTGCTTCGCGTCCGACGCGCCCGATTCGACGCCGGAGGAGAGGCCGTCCCCGAAGTCCTTGCCCGCGCTGGTGCCGGCAGGGCCGAACTCCTTGTTCAGCTCGTCGGCGAACCCGTCCATGGACGGGAACAGGGTGACGTATGCGGAACCGACGTTTGCGCCGTCAGCCATTCATTCCCTCCAATCCGAGCAGCTTGTCTATCTGTTCCTTCGCCGCGAGCGCGTGATCGCGCTTCCGCTGCGCCTCGGCGAGCTGCCCCGGCGTCTGGATGGGCTTCGGCTTGGGCACCGGGTGCTTCTTGTCGTACGTGAGCGCCCAGATGAGGTTCCGAAGCTGGAACTCGATTTGCCAGAGCAGGTAGTCACCCGTCTGCCACTCGAGCGTGGGCGCCTGCATGCGCGCCGTGCGCGACTCTGCGGGGAGCTGCGCCCAGAGGAGCGCCATGCGCCGAAGGTCCGGCACATCCCCCTCCAGAGGGAGGGGGATGCCGTAGTACTGCTGAAAGTCCGCGGTTACTTCGTCCCGGTGCTCCTCGAGGCACGAGACGAACCCGAGGAGTTTTTTGCCTTCACCGCCGCCGTGGCAGCGTCGTTGAGCTTGGCGAGGCCGTCCATGCCGCCCACGCGGTCCACGTACTCCTCGTCCTTGCCCATGTACACGCGCTCGAGCGCCTCGAAGAGGCCCTCGGGGTTCTTGTCACCGAGCGCGAACTGCTTGATCGTGCGGTAGCTGGTGAGCTGGTCCGCGTCGCAGAAGAAGCTCCCCTCGACGCCCTCGACCTGGAACTTGACCTGATTCATGCCGGATCACCTACTCCGTGGGGTCGGTCTCGGTGGACTCGTAGTAGTCGTAGCAGGTGTTGCCGTCCTCGTCCTGAAGGTACTTCATCGTCAGGGCGCGGGCGCACAGCTCCGCAACGGCGATGGTGAGGTCATCAAGCTCGGCAGACTGGCCCATGGGCACGACCTTGCGCCAGCGGCGCCCGTTCTTGAGCACCAGCTCCAGCACGTAGGAGCGGATGCAGGCGGAATCGCCGTTGTGCTTGACCGTGATGATGCCGTTGGCGTCCGTCACGTTGTCCTCGCCGTACTGCACCTTCAGCGTCTCCGCCTTGATCTCGGCGAGGGTGAACTGGGCGCTCTCCACGCGGGAGGTGGTGGGCGAGTCCATGAGCGTGCCGTTCATGTCCACGATGTCCTCGGAGTCGCTCTCGAGCGTCTCCACGTAGCCGTCCTCGGAGATGAATCCGAGCACCTTGAACGCCTGGTCGAGGGGCGTCTTGATGTCGGTCGGCAGGTCGGTGCCCACAGGCGCCGAGAAGATGTAGCCTCCCGCCACGCCCTTCGCGGAGGACACGTTGTTCACGTTGTTGGAGGTAGCAACCGTGTTTGCCATGGCCGTTCCCTTCCTTCCTATTCGCAAATCGTCAGTTCAACGTTCGTCTGGTATCTGGCCTGCCCCGAGTCCGGGTCTGGCCATCTGTACGAGCCGGTTGCCACGGCGCGGAACACGTTCTGCTCCGCGTCCGCGATTCCCGACACCGCGGCCTCCACGAGGCGCGAGATCTCGGCGGCGCGCTGGCGCGTCTGCGCCCACGACTGCACGGCGAGGCTCGCCTGCCGGATGAAGCGGTCACCTGTGCCGCCCGTCATCTCCACGGAGATGAACTCATCCGGCCGCTCCTCCGGAACCTCGAGGACGGCCTTGATGCCCGTGGCACCCATGAGGCGCTGCGCCACCACGCGCTCCACGTCCATCATCGGAGGGCCTCCTTCAGCGTGTTATAGAGCAGGTTGTCGCGCATCGCGTGCCACGTGTAGGTGCGCACGTAGTAGCCGTTCGCGAGCTTGCCGTGCGCCACGCCGATCTTGTAGCCATCGGCGCTCGTGTAACCGTCATCGCCGAGGGCGAGCGTCGCGGCCCTCTTGGTTTGCTCGGCGTGGCCCTTCAGGATTGACTGGCATGCGGATGCGTTCATAACTGCCGCGTATCCGCTCCTCTTGGGCTTGAAGGGGCCGAACTTGACCTTGCACCTGCACTTAGCCATCTGTCCTGCTCACCTCCGCCGTCAGGTTCCAGTCTCCGGGCGTGTTCTCCGGCGCGTACCGCTGCGGGTCTCCGACCACCTTGTGCTCGACGCCCCTCACGAGCACGGAGCAGCCGCGAAGCTCGCCCTCGTAGCTCTTCGGGAAGCACAGCGTGAACGCGACCGTCACGCCCTCGGGGCGGGAGGCGGCGAGATCGGCGGTCGCGCCCGGGTAGACCACGACGTTCTCGACCTGCTCGCGCTCCTCGGTGAAGCCCGCGGGCTCGCCCAGCTCGTCGCGCTTCGCGGTGCGCCGGATCACTGTCACCTGCTCGCCTTGGATGAGGTTCACAGCTCGCCCCTCTCCATCGGGTGCAGGCTGCGCATGATCTGCGCGTCCAGCCCGAGCGCCTCGCGCACTGTCTTGCCCAGGTACATCTCGCCCATGGCGCTGCCGAAGGTCACGGATGCCGTGTAGCCGCCCGCGCCCTGGCTGTACTGGGTTGCCCCCGCCATGGCGGCGGGGGCGTTGAGAACCCTGCTCACAAGCAGGCAGCAGACGGCGCCGGCGTTGCGGTCGAAGGCGTCGCACACGCCCTTCGCGTAGGTTCCGTAGACCTCCTCGAAGGCGCTGAGCATGTAGTTCGACGCATCGCCGAGGAGCACCTTAAGGCGCTTCTCGTCACCGGGGGCGCCGTAGCGCGCCTCGTACTCCTCGACCGTCGCGAAAACCGTCTCCGCCATCGCCCACGTCCCCTTACGCCATCTGTCCGGCGCTCTTGGCCTTGGTGATGAGGTCGTTCAGCTGAGCCTTGCACTCGTTGGCGAGCGCAACGACCTTGTCGAACTCCTCCTTAGTCACCGTCTCGTTAGCGGCCGCCGTGGCGTCGGGAGACGCGACGGCCGTGGTGGCGCTGGCCTTCTTCACGAGGCCCGCGGTCGTGGTGGTGGCGTTCCCGGGCGCGGCGCCGCCACCTCCGGTGAAGGGCGTGCCGTCCTCGTTGAAGAGGGCAACGTCCATGGGAAGGAGCGGGGAAACGTCCGCCTCCTCGTGGACGATGACCTTCTGGACGAGCTTTTTTGCCATGTTCACCGCCCCCTTACGCGCTCTTCAGCACGGCGAAGGCCTTGGGGTCGAGCACCGCGTAGGCCAGAACGGCCTCGGTGCGGTAGGCCACCTGGTTGGAGCCCTTGAGGTCCACGCCGGTGTTGTCCGGGTCACCGTACTCGATGATCTCGGAGTACATGTCGCGCACCATGCCCCACTTGATGAGGCTGAAATCGCCCATGATGGCGAGCACCTTGGTGGGCGCGGTGGCGAGCTTGCCGTTGACCGTGCCGGAGACTGCCGCGGGGATGCCGTCGATGTTGCCCACGTTCAGGGACAGCGGAATCTCCGGGTAGAGGCGTGTGCCGGTCGCGGGCACGCGGAGCTTTCGCAGGTCGCTGGCGAAGCCGCGGGAGAGCGCGAAGCCGTTGATGTCGTACTCGATGAGCTTGTCGGTCAGGGAGTCGATGTCATCAACCGGGGAGTCGGTGGCGGTCACGGAGGATGCGCCAGCGGTGAGTGCGGTGTAGCCGCTGAGCGCGCCGCCGCCCTTGGGGTTCACGGCGTGGTACACGATGTAGTCGAGCGCGCGGCCGATTGCACCGGTCTGGTCCGCGAGGATGTTGTTGATGATCTCGAGCTGGTTGTCCTCGTCGGCCCACTTCAGCTCATCGCTCACGCGCGTGGTGGTCACGACCTTTGCGCGCTTGGCCACGATGGGGCCGGTGCTGATGTCGTAGGCGCCCTTCTTGGCGCCCTCAGCGACAACCTCGGCCTCGGCCGTGGGGTTGAACACGAGGTAAGTCTGGTCATCGAACTTCTGCGGCACGCTGGGGCTGAGGGCCGCGATGGTGGAGGTGTCGCGCGCCTTGTTGAGGAGCGTGGTCACAACGCTCTTGGGGAGCACGACCTTGCTGGTGTCGTTAGCCATTGTCTTCTCCTATTCCTTGCCGAGGAGCTGGCGGGCGAAGCCGCGCATCTCCGAATCGTCCTTGCCGTCGCTCCGGTCGAACTTGCCTGGCTTCTCGACCTTCGGCGCGGGCTTCTTCTGGAAGTGCTTGAGCATCTTGTCCGCCCACTCGTTCATCGAGTCCTCGTCATCGCCAACGATGAGGTCGGCCGGGATGCCCTTCTTCTCCGCGACCTTGGCGGCGAGCTTCGCGCGCTGCTCGGCCTTCTCCTTCTCGTCCAGCCGCTTCTTGAGGTCCGCGATCTGCTCCTCGGCGGTCTTGCCCGCCTCCTGAGCCTTCGCCAGCTCGTCCGCGGCCGTGCGGTTGGCCTTGGCCTGCTTCTCCCACTTTCGGGAGTGCGCCTTCTCCGCCTCGTAGAGCGCCTTGTAGTCGGGTTCCTGCTCCTCGCCGTGCGGCTCGGTCCCTGCTGCGCCCTCGGTCGGCGTCGCGTTCTCTTCTGCCATGTCGCTTCTCCTTCCCGCGCCGTGCGGCGCGCCCGGCCTGCCGTGCGGCCTGCCGAAAACGTGTAGGTCGGTGCCGTGCGGCGCCTCGCGGGAGAGTGTCTTATGGGCGTGAGATTTCGCAGGGAGATGCAAAATGGGCCGCGCCCGATTGAGCGCGGCCCTGAGATGCGGGTATAATAAAAATAGGCGGTTCCCCCCTCTACAACTGGAGGCTTGGGAGCCGCCTTCTGCTATTTAACCTTGAAGTACGTGCCGTCTTTAAGCAGAAGACGCAGGCCAGGTATTCCAGGATAATCGCCGGCCAAATCTGCCGCCGCCTTCTTCAGGTCATCGTCGGAGATATGCAGCGACTCCGAGTTATCAATGACAACGCATCTAAGCCCTTTCTTCTTCTCGGCGTTTCCCAGGTAGTTCTTTACGGCACCGTGTGCGTTTCCAGATGTGCCGAGCGTCTTGATCTCGATGCCGTTCTCGAGGTCTGGAAGGCCTATTCTCTGCTTCCTTCCGTCAACGCGCACAACCTCAAAGTCTTGGATGAACACTGGCTTGATTCCGTGTTCGGCCAGCAGCCTCGCCGTCCTTTTCTCGGCATCGGTCGCGCGCTTCTCCACCTCTTTGCTTGCGAAATCAACCGAAGGAACCTTCCCGGTTGCGAACCACTCCGGGTCTCGCGTCTCTATTTCCTGCGAGACTCGCTTGTTCACGTAGGCGTCGAACGCCTCGCCCGCCTTGTTGCCGTGCTTCTTGGTGTACGCCTCGCGCTCGGCCTTCGGCAGCGCGTTCCACTCGTCCCTGATTCCTTGGCGCCCACCGATGGCTGCCATGCAGTCGTTGAAGCGCCCGTACATCGCGTCCGGATCGTAACCCTTCACCTCGGCATCGCCGAAGCTGGGCACGATTCGGCAGTTGCACTTCCGATGCGCATGGCTCGCCGCTTCCTCGCTCGTGTACTGGTAGCCGAAGCTGGCCAGCATGAGGCAGAAGCCGCACGTCTCGCCGACAGGAACTCTGGCGTAGGTCGGCTTCCGCGGGTCTCGGCTCGCGTTGTGCGCGATGCACTGGTTGGCGGCGCGGCGCATCTCCGTGTCCACGCGGTCCAGCACCTCGGCCATGAACCGGTCCTCGCTCTGGGTCTGCTCGAACGTCTTGGTGATGGCGTACATGGCGCCCTGGGTCGCTCCGGGCTTCCTGCGGGAGTCGGCCACTGCCGCGTAGGTTCCGCCTGCCGCCTGCGCAGCGCGCATGGCGTCGTACGACTCGGCGGCGCGCGCCGCGGCCATGTCCGTGTAGGCCCCGAGTATCGACTCGAGCACGGCGAGGGCCGCGGTGCGCAGCGCGTCGTAGTCGCTGCCGTCCCACTCCGCGAACAGGTTGTTCAGCGCGATGGTTGCCTGCGCCTGCGCGGCGCCGGAGAGCGCGTTGACCTCCTCCGACAGCTCATCAAGCAGGCTGCGCGGTATCTCCATCGCTGCCCTCCCTCGGCGCCAGCAGCGACATCACCGCGGCGCTCGCCTGCGCCTTCTTCGTGTCGCTCTCGATGCGCTGGATCTGCTCGTCCGTGTAGTCGAGCTGCTCGAGGATGACGTTCGAGTTGGCGAGCTTCGGGATGGCCTGCACCTGCTTGAGAATCGCGTCGCTCTGGCTCACCACGGACGGGTAGGCTGGGCTCATCCACTTCGGGTTGATGTTGTTCCCGGCGTCGCGCTCGGTCGCGTAGTCCGTCCCGTGCAGAACGGCCAGCGCCATGTAGGCCACGTTGCGCATGGCGGTGCCGTTGTCGCGGTTCAGGTTCTTGGCGTCGATTACCAGAGGCTCGAGCGCGGCCGCGATTGCGTCGGATGAGCTGGGATTGTCGTTCGACACGCCGAAGAAGCTCACCGGCACGTTGGTGACGCTCGCCATCTGGCACGCGAGGCCGCGGAAGTACTCGCTGAGCGGCGCCATCTGGAGCTGCGCGCTCTGCCAGACTGTCGGGGAGTCACCGTCTGGGTCTTTTGTGACCTCGTTGATGGCGCCCATCGACGCATCGTACTTGTTCTCGGTGTTGGTCATGCGCTTGTTGGTGCCGAGCAGCCACATCTGCGGCAGCGTCGAGGACTCGGCTGCCACCTCCATGCGGGCGCGCTGCCTGATCGCGTCATCCGTGATGCTCATCACCGAGCGCGTGATGCGCGAGGCGCCGAACGGCCGCTCGAGCGTGGCGCCGTAGGGCATCGGCTCCATCAGCGGGCGCCCCATGGAGTGCTCGAGGTACTCAGCGTGCCACGTCCCGCGCTCGCAGCGGAGCACGATGATGCAGTCATCCTTGTAGACCTCAATGATGGACGGCTTGCGGGTGCTCGTCCCGGCCACGGCCTTCGACTCGGCCACGACCATGCCGGCGCGGATGGCCTTCAGCGCATCGTCCCACAGGGCGCACGCCGACGTTGCAGGATAGGCGCTGATGATGGGCGTGCCATCGCCGTCCTCGGTCACTGTCCAGAAGCCACAGCAGTGCTTCAGCTCGCAGATGAGGTTCTTCCGGTACAGCGCGGGCAGCGAGTTGGCGGAGCAGATCTCGCGCAGCTCCTCCGTGGTCGTGTCATCGTCGGTCGTGTAGCCGTCGAACACGCTGCGGTCTGCCAGCGCGTGCACGGCCTTCTTCGGCCAGTCGATGCGCGGGTCAATCTTCTTGGCCAGGCTCTTCGGCATGGCGATGCCGAGATCCTTCACGCGCACGTGGCCGAGGTAGTACTTCTCGCGCAGCAGGTTGCGCGGGCGCTTCTTGCCCCACAGCTCCACCAGCTCGCTCACAACGTCCCTGTCCTCCGGCTCGAGTCCTGCCGCCGAGGACACCCCGGGCGCAAGGTTCATGTCAATCATCAGAAGCTCGCCTCCTGCACTCTCTGCGGGTCTCTTTTCGTCGTTCGCGCCGCGTACAGCGCGAGGGATGCCGATTCGATGGGCGCCGATATGCTGTCCGGCCCGTCTCCGAAGCCCCAGCCGTCGTGGCCGATGCTCCGGCGCACCGACTTCACGGCTGACTCGTCCAGCGCCGGTGACGCAACGTGGCCGACCGTTCCGGCGTTCACCTCGTCCCGCAGCATCGTGGCCGCGCTCTGGGCCACGGCCGCCGTGCCGGTGATGATGGCCTTCTTCGGGAACTTGCCGTCCGTCAGCCTCTGGACGAGGGCCGCGGCGCCGGTCTTGCCGTCGATGCAGACGGCCGCGATCTCGCTCTCGTTCCGCAGCAGCATGTCCGCGATGCTCGCGGTTCCTCCCCCGGCGCTCTGCACGTCGTACAGCTCGACGTAGGATGGGCCTCCGAGGACGGCGCGAGCCCACGAGATGGCCACTGTGCCGCCGTCCGGCGAGAACTTCACGCCGAAGGCCAGCTTCCCATCGGCCACCGCGCCGTCCCGCGTGCACTCCAGCCACTTGTTGCCGTCCAGGGCGGGGTTCTGCACGCCTCCGATGGGTGACCACCAGCCGAGGCGCTCGCGCGCGAACACGTCGGGCTGCATCTGCTGGCTCTCGCCCTCCACTGCGGCGATGTCGATGAGCGTCCCGAGCGACGGGTTGCACTCGTACCACCTTGAGCGGTCGGTCTTGTCCCCTATCTCAGACGCGGCCCACTCCACCCACGCCATGTCCGAGCGCCCGGCGTGAACGTCATCGTGCAGGCTGCGGAACACCGTGCCCTTGTTCTCCGGCGCCGGGGGCGTCCCGAGGTAGATGGTCTGCGGGTTGTGCTTCCTTCCCGCCGAGATGGCCGGGAGCGATGCCGCCTGCTGCCCGTTCGTCAGGTCTTGGGCCTCGTCGTAGATCAGAACGTCGTACGTCTTGCCTCGCGCGAGGGAGTCGGTGCGCGTGGTGAAGCGGATGAGGCCACCGTTGTTCAGGCGGATGGCCTGCTGGCCGTTCGTCTTGCGCACCGTCTTCAGCAGCGCGTGCAGCTCCGGCTCGTCCTCGTCCTCGAACGGCTCGGAGAGCTGCTGGAACATCTCGTCCGAGGTGTCACCGTGCTGGCAGGTGTACAGGATCTTCTCGCCGTTCAGGGCTCCGTAGAAGCAGCGCGCCCTGACCACCCAGCTCTTGCCGTTCTGGCGCGGGATGCTCACGCCCATGGTCTTCGCGCAGAACTTGTCGTGCTCGTCCCGGGCCAGCATGATGTCCAGAAGGTGCGGCTGCCATGGCATCGGCTCGCCGAAGTACGCCGTGGCGAGCTGCGCGGCCATGAAGCCGTCACCGCTCAGGCTATCTGGGATGTTCGCCTCGTAGGTCGGCGTCTGCCGCGGCCTCATGCGCCCGCCGCCTTCCGCGCCTTGGCCTCGCGGTCGCTGAGGACCATGCTGAGGATGCGGCCGTTGGCGCTGCGGGGCTGCTGCGCCTCAGCCGGAGCGGCCGCTCTGGTCCTGGGCGAGATGCCCAGCTGGTCCGAGAGCGCGCGGATCTCGGCGCTCGCCTCCTTCAGGATGCCCAGCGCCGGGTTCTTGCGCACCAGCGGCACGCTCCGGCCGTCATCCGTCTTGTACGGCTTGGTCCCGATGCGGTCGAAGATGTTGATGTGGCCGTTGCCCTTGGCTATGGCCTCCTGGGCCTGTATCGCCACGGCGTGCCAGTAGCACAGCAGCCGCAGCGTCGGCACGTCCTGCGCCGTGAACCTGTTCCCCTCCTCCGGGGCTATGTCCCTCCATATGGCGCTCTGCACCGGGTCTTGCGCGATGTCCTCGGGCATCGGCACGCCCTGCTTACTGTCAGCCATCGCGCCTCCCTTCGTCGGGAGAGATGGTATTTCGGGCGTGAGATAGCCCCCCCCTATGCCCCGCAACTGGGCGGGGGGAAATTGGCCCTAGGCCGCGAGGCTTGCCGTCGCACCCCGGGGAGGGGCGATGCCCCCGGTCTGTCGGCGCGATGCGCAGCGAGCTGGCGAAACGCCACCCCGGCCCGGCCCCCTGCACGGCGTGCACATGGCATCGTGTTCCGCTACCACAGGCGGGTGCGCACTATCGGCAAGCCCTTCGCTCCCTCATCGCCCGGCATCCTGTTGCCGCGCCTCTGGTTGCAGATGCGGTGCGCCGCGTCCACGTTCGCGTAGTCCAGCGGGCTGCCGCCTCTGCTCACGGGTATGATCTCGTCCACCTCGAAGCACCACGGGTGCCCGGCAGGCAGGCTGTAGTCGATGGGCTGGCCGCAGATGTGGCACGGCCTTCCCTCCGCCCTGAGCCTCGCCCTGAGCTTCCTGCGCGCGTTGCCGTTCCTCGTCCTAGGGTCTCCCATTACCCATCACCTCCCAGCGCATTGTGGCCCCGGCATGAGAAGGGGCCGCGGCTCCTCGTGGCCACGGCCCCTCTGCCTCCCGCTGCCTTTCGCCATCCCCCCGGGGTGGTCTCACGCCTCGAAGGTCTCGCCGCAGTGCGGGCAGGTCACCTGCTTCCGCTTCGGCTCCGCCTCCTCATCGAGGCTGTCGGTCGCGTCCTCCCCCGCATCTGTGAAGCCCAGCTCCCCCATGTCGAAGTCCTGCGCCAGCACGTCCAGCTCGTACGCCAGCATGTCGGAGTCCCAGCCCGTCATCATCGTGGTCTGGTTGTCCACCAGCGTGAGCGCCCTTCTCTGCGCGTCGCTCAGGTCATCGCAGAATATCACCGGCACGCGCTCCAGCCCGAGCGCCTTGGCGGCCGCCGCTCGCGCGTGGCCCGCCACTATCTCCGCGGCGCCGTCCTCGTCGTGCCACGCGATGATGGGGCTCCTGAAGCCGAACTCCCGTATCGACGCCTGCACGGCCGCCAGCTGCTCCCTCGTGTGGCGCTTGGCGTTGTTGTCATAGGGCTTCAGCTCATCGAGCGGCAGCATCGTTATCTGTTCCATGCTCCCCTCCTCATCTTGTCCCGCATGATCGCGACGGCCGCCACCGGCAGGAGCGGCAGCAGCAGCGCGACCGTCAGCGCCGTGGCCACGGCCCAGTGCCACGGCCTGCCGTCAGTCATCGCGTCCATCAGTCCCTCCAGTCCGCCGCGCACACGGCTATCAGCACCAGCACTATTACGATGAAGGCGATGTACGCCATAACCATCTCAGTCTCTCCTCTCGTACGTGCGCTTGACCTCGCGCCCGTCGTTGTCGATGTACCAGACGTGCGCGGGCGCCCCCGTGTACGGCTGGCGGTAGTTGTAGTTCCACTCCCGCACGTTCCGGGCCTCCTCCGCGTCAATCCAGAGCGAGGCCCAGCAGCGGTCCCAGAACACGTGGTAGTCGATGGAATGGTCGAACATGCCCAGCTCCTCCGGCGCGCATCCCGGCTGGCGCCGGCGCCCGGCCGAGAAGAACCACTTGAGCTCCTGCGCCCGGTCCACGGCCTCCCACGTCTCGGCGAACTCGCTGAAGCACCGCTCCACGTACGGCCGCACAGCCTCCTCCGGGCAGTGCCACGTGTTGATGAGCCAGTCAAGGGTGTCCTCGAACGGCCTCCACGTCCCCCGGCGCTCCTCCGGGAACAGGTCCAGCGTCATCTGGCCGTCGAGCGGCCTCATGCGATCTCGCCGTCCCTGACGCGCCTCTGGAGGCTCCTCACCCTGTCGGCGAGGTCTTCGGCGCCCGCGTCCAGCTCCAGAACGTCCAGCTTAAGCTCAACCAGCTCTCGCGTGCCCCTCTGGGCGTCGCGTGCCACGCGCAGGGCGTCCGCCATGGCCTCGTTGCGCTCCCACGCCCTCTGGGATGACGGCTTGCCGCTGTCCATGTATTCGTACTGCCACTTCTCTGCCAGTTGGTCGTAGTGCTCGATGAGCTTGTCTATCTCGTCAGCCAGGAGTCTCATGCCTTCACCCCCAGCGCTTTGCGGATGTCGTGCCCGACACCCTTGAGCACGGAGCGCGCGCAGTGCTCGTTTAGGCCGAAGCCGATGCACTCGTCCGCGATCTTCAGCAGCGCGTCCCTATCAGGCATCGGCTCGAACCGGCTGCACCTGTCGTACACGTAGCCGACTGCCGAGAGCGTCGTTACCATGCCCCTGCCGTCGCACTCTCGGGGCGCGAGGCCCCCGCAGAGGCGGCACTCGCCGTGGAACCTGCACTCTGCCATCACTCGTCACCTGCTTCCAGCACCCTGAGCGGCGTCCCGTCCACGTCTAGGAGCGGGCACACCGCCGCGCCGCCCTTGTATTGCTCGTAGGCGAGGTACTGGATGCCGGTCTGGTGGTCAACGATGATGCTCCAGCTGTAGATTCCGGTCTCGTGCTCCGAGAAGCGCGCCTGCCCGGTCATCAGCTGCGAAAACTCGGCGCTCTCGCCCCAGCTCGGCTCCTCCTCTGCCTCGCACCCCGCGAGCGCGGCGCACAGAAGTGCGCAGGCCATCAGGCACGCGGCGCCCTTGATCAACCTCATCGCGTGATTCGCCCCCTCCGCATGTTGCGCTGCCGGCACGCCAGCATCGCGTCCGTCAGGTCCGTGACGCCGAGCGCGGCGAGGAGGTTGCACGTTGCCTGGATGGCGTCGCAGCACTCCTCTATCACCCTCTGGCGGAGCGGCTCGCGCACGTCGTGGCCGTCCGGGTACTCGCCCTCGAGCGCGGCGTAGTCCTCCCACGCGCTGTAGACCTCGCAGGTCTCCTCCGCGATCTTCGTCACCTGCTCCTTGCCCGCGGTCACGTCATCGAAGACGCGCACGCTCGGCATGAGCACCCACTTGCTCTTCGGCGTCATCGGGCGCCTCCCGTCCCGCGCAGCTCGAGCGCGAGGTTCAGCAGCTTCCCGGATGCCTCCGTGAGGTCCGCCGCCACGCCCTGAATCTCCGGCATGCCCGCCAGCGCCTCGGCCCTGCCGGCCTCGTAGGCCCTGCGGCACATGTCCGTGGCCGCCACCTGGAGCGCCGTGTCGTTGAAGCCGCGCATCACCTGCCTCTGCTTGATGTAGGAGTGCGCCCTCTCCTGCGGCCGCTCATCGTCGCGGTAGCCGAAGACCTCCTCGAGATCCTGCTCAATCGCTTCCCACGTGTCCGCCATGCTCCTTCACCTCCATCTCCATGAGCGCCACGTGCAGCTCGCGGCGCACCCGGTTCACTTCCCAGTGCTTCCCCTCGGCCTCGAGGCGCTCTATCTCCTTCCTGTGGCGCTCGACTATGCGGGCGCGCTCCTCGGCGCTCACCGCTGCTCCTCGATGTGCTTCTCGTACGCCTTGCGGAACTCCGGCTCGAAGAACTCGATGAACTCGGCGGCGCTCATCCACTCCGGGCGCCCGTAGTCTCTGAGGCACTCCTCGCACCACACGCGGAACTCCGTCTTCTTCCCGTCCGCCGAGATCGCCGGCGTTGCATTGGCATACGTGAGGTCATCGAACAGCTGCTTTCTCCCGTACTCGGCGATGTAGGCCTCGATGCGCGAGGGCTTGGCGTTCTGGAGCGCGTCCACCCTCTCCTCGGCGAGCAGCAGGCGCGCCTGGAGGCTCGCGTTCTTGTCCGTGAGGCTCTCCACCCTCGCCTGAGCTGCCTCCAGCTCGGCCAGCACGTACTGCTCGCAGCTCGTAATCTCCATGGTCTTCTCCCTCCTAGGCGCGGATGCGCCTGACGATTGAACCGGGCCTCTTGATGGCCCAATAGCCGTAGTCGTAGAGGAGCGGGCTCGCAGGCCCCAGCTCGCGGAGCAGCTCCCCGCGCCACCACGCCTCCGCGAACTCCTCCTCGTCCCAGACCCACTCGACGCTCATCACGCCGGAATGGCACTCGCCGTGGCAGCCCGTCGTTCCGCTGCCGCACAGCGCGATCAGCGCGGGCCGGAGCTTGTGGCCGTACAGCTCGAAGGTCGCGTTGCGCGCGCCCATGCCCACGGCCGGCACGTGGTGGGCGTTGGTCGCGGGCCTGCGGCAGAAGGCGCACAGGGCGCCGTCATCGAGGCGGTTGGTCCGCACCCCCCTGCCCTCGTAGTGCGCGCCGACGTTTGGCATGCCGAACTTCGAGGCGCTTGCAACGCTGAGGCCGCGCAGGAGCGACGCCGGGGGCACGTAGGCGCTCATGCGAGCCTCCTGTCCGGCCCCGCCATCTCGATGCGCTCGCAGGCCCCTCCGAGCCTCGACGCGACGCGCATGCCTGGCATGCCGCCCCATCGGTCGCGCAGCTCGCCGAGGCTGTAGTTGCTCGTCACGATGATGGGCAGCCCAGCGGCAACGCGGGCGTCGATGAGGCCCGTGAGGGTCTCCATGGCCCACTCCGTGGGGCGCTCCACACCGAGGTCATCGAGTGCCAGCAGGTCGTAGCGCTCCGCGCGCTCCAGGGCGCCGCGCTCGCCGCCGTCCCACTCCGCCTTGATGGCGTCCAGCAGGCCCTTGGCGGTCACGAGCTTGGCCGTGAGGCCGTCCCTCACCGCGAGCCTCACCGCGGCGGCAGCCGCGTAGGTCTTGCCCCTGCCGGGCATGCCGTGCAGGTACGTCCCGCGCCCGTCGCGAGCCCTGCGGTACGCCAGCGCGCCCTCGGTGCACGCCGCCGTGGCGTACGCGCCGCGCAGCCCGGCCTTGCGGAGCCTGCTCTCGAGCATCTTGGCGCGGATCTTGCGATAATCGTCCGTCTGCTCGAACGGAACCGGCTTCGCGGGCCTGACGCCGCTCGGCAGCCTCAGCGCGCCGATGGCGTCAGAGAGCCGAGTACTCATCCCGCTTCGCCTCCTTCCTCGGCCGGCAGTCGCGGCGCACCCAGTCGCGCACGGCCGCCCGCCAGTCCTTCATCGCGTTTCTCCCGACCTTCCAGCCGTTGCTGGCGTAGTAGTCCACGAACCGCTCGGCGTCGAAGCCCCCGGGGTCGAGTCGCTTCTCCTCCGCGTACTCCAGCGCGTAGGCGGAGACCTCATCGCGTGCGGGCGGCGCGAAGCGCCTACCACCCTTGGTCTGGCTTGGTTTGGTCTGGTTTGGTTTGGTTTGGCTTTCGGTTTTCGCCGCGTTTCCGGAAACCGGGGGTTTTGCAGTTTCGGAAACCCCCGGTTTCTCGCTTTCGGAAACCTCCGGTTCCGGCGATGCCGAGTCGGCCGGAACCGGGCTGCCCTTGCGGGGCCTGCCGCCCTTGGAGCCGCGGGCGCGGCTCTCCTTGGAGTTGTCGATGTCCTCCTTGAGGCTGATGAAGATGGCCTTCAGGAGGTAGGGAAGCTCGACCTCCTCGCCGAACATCCCGTACATGCAGATCGCGTAGCACAGCTCCTTGCGGTCGGCCTCGTTGAGCGCGGCGCACACGTCACCGAACTTCTCGAAGATTGTGAACGCCGCAGCCATGCCTAGCGCTCCCAGTGATAGGCGCACATGGAGGCGTTGATGGTCACCGTGGCGTGCTCGCCCACGAGCGCCTCGATGATGTGGAACTGGAGCTCCGGCGCCTCCGGGTGCTCGATGAGGTAGGCCATGGCGATGCGGCGCATCTTGGCCTCGCTCTCCGCGGGCTTGGTCACGGCGCCGCGCGTGCGCTTGGCGCGGGCGATGACGAGGTGCGCGATTCCGCCGTTGTTGGCCACGATCTGCACCGCGCCCTCGTCGCACGAGAATCCGTCCTCGCTGATGTTCTCGTAGCCCAGCTCGCTCAGGTAGCGCACCGCCGCGAGCATGGCGATTGAGTAGGTGGTCTCCTGCTCTGGCATGTTCCCCTCCTTAGAACGGGCAGTCCTCGTCGTAGTAGTCCTGTTCCGACACGCCGGAGGGCGCAGAATCGCTGCGCACGCCTCCGCTGAAGTCGATGTCATCGGCGATGACCTCGAGCTTGGAGCGCCTCTGGCCGTCATCGGTCTCCCACGTGCGCTGGTTCAGGCGCCCGTGGATGGTCACGTGCGTGCCCTTGGTCAGGTACTTGGCCACGCTCTCCGCGCGCTTGCCGAAGATGCTCACGTCAACCCAGTTGGGCTTGTCCTCCCAGGAATCGCCGCGCTTGACGCGGCTGTTAGCGCACACGCTGAAGCCCAGCACCTGCATGCCGCTCTTCGTGGCGCGAAGCTCGGCGTCGCGGCCCAGATTGCCGCTGATCGTCACGCTGTTAATGCTCATTGGTCTTCTCCTCGCCCTTGTACTCCTCGACCGTCTTGGCCAGCTGCTTGCCGTAGTCCACCAGCTGCTCGTCCGTCAGCTTGTCGGCGGAGTCCACGTCGTAGTGCGCGATGAGGTAGGCGTCCAGCCCGTCCTCCGTGAGGCCGCGCTCCATGAGCGTTGCCTTGAGCTGCGCCACGCGGGCGAGCATCTTCTTGCGCTTGTCCACCGGCTTCGCCTGCTTGGGAGCCTGCTGCTTCGGGCCGGTGTCCCCGTCGGTATCGTCCTCGCCGGCGAGGCCGAAGGCCGTGAGCAGCGAGTAGCGGCGCGCGTAGGTCTCGCGCTTGCCGAACTCCTGCGGGTCGCTGTCGTACTCGAAGGGCTTGGTGTCCAGCACCATCTGAGATCCCTCGCGGAACACCACCGTCTGCACGAACATGCGGCCGTCCTGCGTCATGCCCGTGGGCTGCGTGAGGAAGATGCCGCGCTCGTTCAGCGGCCCCTTCACGATGTCCAGAACGGCGTCAAGGGTGGCGTACTTGTACTTCTGGAAGCCCTTCTGGCCCTCCTTCGACTTCTTCGGGTTGGGCATCTCGCCCTGAGCCTCGGCCAGCAGGCGCACGAGCGCCACGGCCGGTGACTCCTGAATGGTCTCCTCGGCCATTACCGCTCCTCCTCTTCCTTGTCCTTTCCGCACTCGGTGGTGAGGCTGAGAATCTTCTCCTTGAGGCGCCTGTTCTCCTGCTCGACCTTCCACTTCTCGTTGCTGATCTTGCTCAGCTCTGCGTCGTGCTTGGCCTTGAAGCCAACGAGGTCTCTGTACTCTGCCAGCGTGATTTGCACGGTGATCTCGTTCTCGACCACGTAGTCGTTGCTGTTCATGTAGGTCTTGCTCCTCTCCTCGGCCATCTACTCCACCTCCCCGTCGAGAAGCGCAATGGCGTCCACGGAGGCGAGGCGCGGGCCGAAGGCGCGCATGACGTCCTCGGGCTTGCAGCCGCGCACGGCCGCCGTCTTCGCGGCCTTGGGGTTCCACCCGGCCCACTCGACCACCTCGCCGGTGGGCTTGTAAACGACCTTGCCGCCGATGAGGTCGAAGCTCTGCTCCCAGCCCTTGGCGGGCGCCTCCTGCACGAGGCCGACCTGCCGCAGGAAGTCGAGCGCTGCCGTCATCTGCTCCGCGTAGATGTACGGCGCGGCCTTCGAGTAGCTGATGCCGACCTCGCCGACCTTCTCGCCGCCCACCAGAATCGCCTTGCGGTCGGTGCCGTCCTCGGCGTAGCGGTCCATGATCTCCGCGCGCGCCTCGGCCTTGGCGTCATCGAGCGCCGGCTTCACGCGCTTGTCCAGGGCGGCCAGGAACGCCAGCCTCTCGTCCTTCGTGATCTCCATGGTTAGTCCTCCTCCGTGTATGCGTTGACATCGAACATCTCGGTCTGCGCGGGCTCTATCGACAGGAACACGATCTGCCCCGTGAGCCTCGACAGCTCCGGCAGCAGGCCCACGCTCTCGGTGCTCAGGCTGAAGACCATCTGGGTTCCCCGCAGGGTCACCGTCATCTTCGCGAACACCGCCTTGCAGTCAGCAACGAGCGACATGGCTCCCCTCCCTTTAGTCAAAGACAGCCACGAGAAGCTTCTTGATGGCATCGATTGCAACGTCAGCCTCGCCCTCTTCGATGGGCCTAATCTGCTGGCGCACTCTGGCAAGGGCATTTCTCGCCTCGTTCTCGGGAACGCGGGCGATGATGGCCTCGCACACCCCTATGAGCGTGTAGGCACTGCGGGCAAGCGTCTCGCGGTGATCGGTCGTAGCCGCAGCCCCCACGAACTGGTGGAAGAAGAGGTTGCCCGCGACTGTACCGACGCTGTTGAGGATGTCGTGGTGCAGCTCATGCAGATCCTCGCCTTCGTACAAGTTCTCCTCGAAGTACCTCATTTCTCGAACTCCTCCTCGTAGTAGATGCAATGGATTGAGATCTGGTTGCCGCTCCCATGCGGTGTGCGCGGCATCTTCTCCGCCAGCTCGCGGGTGATATGGGCGTCATCGGAGTAGGCCAGCCCGTTCAGGGCGTCCAGACAGCTCTTGAGCACGTTGTCAGCGTCCGGCTTCTGAACGTCCTGCCTTCCGGCCCACTTCTTGGGGTTGCTTTTGGCCAGCTCCCTCGTCATGGCCACCGTGACCGTCACGGCGCCGGAGAACTCGGCCCATCCCTCGCCGACCTGCTCGCGCCAAGCCTTGCGCACGCACTCCTCGAACACTCGGGTCTTGCTCGGCGTGTAGGGCCGCCCAAGCTTCCGCGAGTAGCGCGGCCGCTGCTTGCCCACGACCTCCGGAACCTCGGCGATGGCATGGGCCTCGCCGACCATGCGCAGGCGCCAGCTCACTTCAGCACCGCCGTGGTGTACTGGTCGGCGTCGCTTCTGGCCACGCGCATGCGGATCTCGGGGTCTTGCTCCATCGCGATGCGCGCGAGGTACGGCGCCATGTGGTTCGGCAGCTCGATGCCGAAGGCGATGCGCATGCCGTAGATGCAGCGGTTGGGGCTTGCCTTGCCGTCGTGCGTGCGCCTGCACTCCTGGCGGGCGTTGCGCCTGTACCAGCCCCACTCATCGGGGTGGGCCGCCACCCATGCGCGGGCCTCGGCCATGCGCTGCTCGCCCTTGGGGTCTAGTCCGGGAAGTGCGCACTGGTTGCCCGGCGCCTCCATGCGCCTCATGCAACCATCCCCTGGGCGATTGAGACGGCGTTGTCCATCGTGGGGATTACCCACGCCCACAGGATGATCGCGAAGGCGAGCGCCGCGATTCCGAACCCGAGGAAGAGGCCCGCCTTGAAGGCCATCGTCTGGTTTTCTCGCTCGATTTCCGCCGCGCTCCTGCGGTGGCGTGGTACGCTTCGGTTGCCCTTTTGGGACTGGGCGCTCGTGATGTGGTAGTCGGGGGCGCCCTGTTTTGTGCTCCGGTTCATCTTTCTCCTCTCGTTTCCGCTGGTAGATGACCACTTCTCGTTTACTTCTCACGTTTTCTCAACTTTTTCTTGGCGCGGTGCTTCCGCGAGTAGAGCCTCTGGCGCTCGCGGTCTTCGCGCTCCTGCCGCCTCACCTCCTCCTCTAGCGCCCGAACCTCCTCCGCTATCCGGTCGCGCCTAGCCTCCTTCGTGCAGTTGGAGCACCACCCGGTCACCGTTGACAGCGGCCTGAAGGTGACCATCCCGCACCGGGGGCAGCGCCACCGCTTTCGCAGCGACACGCCGTAGCGGCTCGCCTGAACCTCCACCGCGTGCACGGAGCAGCCCAACGCCTCGGCGATTGCCTCCGCGCCCTCGTCGGCGTGCTCCTCGAGGTATCGGAGCATGTAGGTAGTCCAGTACATCGGCTACCTCTTCTCCGGCTTCCCGTCCGTCTTCCACAGGCGGATGCGTCGGAACAGCTCGATGACGAACTGGCGCTCGCAGAAGGCTGCGTGCTCCTTACCGAAAGTCAGACAGTTTGCAGTTGATGATTTCTGCAAGGTCACACACCTCCTTCCAGCTCCACTCCGTCTCACCGGAGAGCCGGTTGTTCAGCGTCCCAACCGACATGCCCAAATCGTTGGCGAGCTTCGCCTTGGTGTTTCCGCTGATGAGGAGCCAAGCGCCAACCTTCTCCGCGATCTTGTCCATGTTCACCTCCTCTAGTTGCTAATTGGCAACCACTACTGTAGTTGCTAATTGGCAACTTGGCAACAAGATTTTTTGCATATTGGCAATTTCCTATTGGAAACGGTAGAATCTTGCGTGTACAGAAGGAAAGGGGGCCACCGTGACGTTTGCAGATGCCGTCAGAAAGGCTATGGACGAACGCTCGATGGAAGCCAAAGACCTCGTTGAGAAGAGCGGCGTTAATGCCCCATATATTTCAAAGCTGCTAAACGGGAAGATCAAAGAGCCGACATGGGCTAAGGCATGCGCGATTATCGACGCTCTTGGAATGACCGTTGATGACTTCAGGAAGTTCCAAGAAGAGCAGTAACTGTTTGTTTTCGATTAGATGGGAGAGTCACATGGGTCTATTTGACAAGGCGAAGGAAATGGCTGTCAACGCAGCCGGCATGGCCGCTGACGCCGCGATACAGAAGGCCGACGAGGCAAAGCAGGCCTCAATCGAGAAGAAGGAGGAGAAGGCTGCCCTCAAGGCCATCGAAAACAGCTTTCACGAGACTAGGCGCTTCGGAGATCTGTCCATCGACAAGGACGCGCAGCTTCTGAAGATTCGCCACGCGACGGCAAAGATCAAGAAGAAGTCAGGCGCCCTCGGCGTTGCCGGCAAGGCAACGCTGGCGATGATGACCGCCGGCATTTCGCTCGCAGCCGAAGCGGCCATGAAGCCGCAGGATTACATCGTCTCGTTCTCCGATATTCGAGGATATTCCGTCCTTCAGGATGATGACGAAATCCAGGGCGGCACGATTGGCGCGGCGGCCGTCGGCGGGCTTCTCTTGGGCGGAGTCGGCGCCGTGGTCGGCGCGCTGGGCGGGAAGCGCCAGCAGAAGAAGGTCGTGAACACCATGGCGCTGAGAATCGACCTGAACGACTTCGATATGCCGTGCGCCATCGTCACTTACATCTCGAAGCCGACGAAGACTAAGAGCAACGACTACCGAAAGGCCGTCGAGTCGATGCAGGAGGCGATGTCCTGCCTCGACCTGATTCTCTCTGCCAGGCAGCAATAGAGAAACGCCCCGGCGCGTACGTCCTGCCAGACAAGCGCCGGGGCTGTGAATACCCCATGTGCGGAAAGGGGCAACCGAATTATGACACAGAAGACGGCCGTGCTGTACGCCCGCTACTCCAGCGACAAGCAGCGCGAGGCATCGATTGACGATCAGCTGCGCGTGTGCAGGGACTACTGCAAGGCTGAGAACATCGCCATAGTTGCGGAATACGCGGACTATGCGCTCTCCGGGAAGACCGACCACAGGCCTGAGTTCCGGCGCATGATAGCCAACGCGCCGGAGAGCGATTACGTCGTTGTCTACATGTTCGACAGGTTCTCCCGAGACAGGTACGACTCCGCGACCTACAAGAAGATGCTCCGCGAGTGCGGCGTGCGCGTCCTCTCGGCCTCGGAGAAGGTCGAGGACACCCCCGAGGGCGGGTTGCAGGAGGGTATGCTCGAACTGCTGAGCGAGTACTACGTGAGGGACTTGGCGCGCAAGGTACGTAGGGGCATGGAGGGCAACGCCCTGAAGGCCCAGAACAACGGCTACCGCATCTTCGGGTACGACACCGACCCGGACACCAGAAGGTACGTTATAAACGACGCAGAGGCCGCCTGCGTGCGCGAGATGTTCCAGATGCACATCCATGGCCACAGCGTCAACTCCATAGCCCGAGAGATGGCCCAGAGGGGCTGGACAACCACGACCGGACGCCCGGTGGACTACAACTGGGCGTGGCGCATCCTGAACAAGCGAGCCTACACCGGACTTTACTCGTGGGGCGGGATAGAGGTCGAAGGCGGCATGCCGCAGATCGTGGACAAGGCAACGTTCGCGAAGTCACAGGCCGTTGTCCCCAAGAAGCGCAGGGCCAACGAGAACTGGGACGTTTACAGACTCACGGGCAAGCTCTACTGCGGGTTCTGCGGGATGCCCATGCACGGCACCGCAGGGACTGGGAAGAAGGGCAAGCGCTACCACTACTACGCGTGCAAGGAGAACGGGGGCTGCGGGCGCCCGTGGGTGCGCAGGGAACTTGTGGAGGACTCCATAGCCGAGGCCGTTCTGGAGGTATGTTCGGACGAGGAGAAGATGCGCATGATGGCCCACCGCATCATCGAGGCCTACGCGCAGCCCGGCGAGGAGCAGGCTGAGATGGATGCCGTCGAGGAGCAGATCGCGGCGCTTGAGCGCGAGCAGCACAACCTCACCAGTGCTGCGATGAGGGGCTTCGTGAACGACGAGATGGTTTCCAGGAACGAGGAGATAAAGCTACAGCTGAAGAACCTGCACAACCGCCGGGGAATCCTCGCGAGCCAGATTTGCGAGGTCACGGAGGATGACATCGTGGGGTTCATGATGCACGGGTTCGACCGGACGGACGAGGACGTGATATTTGGCGCCGTTGTCAGGGAGGCTTACCTGTTCGAGGACTGCGTTCTTCTGCGCTTCAACTTCCGCGACGAGGTTGGAGATCTGGCGGAAATACGCTTCGCGCTCGAGGCACAAAAAAAGTGCGAACCCGGCGGTGGGTTCGCACTGTGTTCGCGTGGTGCCCCCAGCGGGGTTCGAACCCGCGATCTTCGCCTTGAAAGGGCGACGTCCTAGACCGCTAGACGATGGGGACAGTGCTCACAGAGTATACCAGAGTTCATCTGTTGTGCGAGACTTTCTTGCGCATCCACGAAGTGTGCCAGAACAACCCCGGCAACCGTAACGCGCCACCGTCCGCAAAGATCCGACGCTTACCTGGGCATCGCCGCCCCTTATGGCCATATCGACCTGCCACCATGCGCCAACGCTACTACACGCCGACCGAACTCGAACCGATCCGACGAAAGCCGTCGGCAAAGCCACACTGGGCCGCGACGCCATCCAACACCGTTTGAAGCTCGGGCGCTTGCATGCCAAACAGCTTGACCGCCCATCCGGTAGCTCCCTCGACGGTGCCCAGATGCGTCACGCCGCCCAGAAAGCGGGGCCTGTACGCGGGCTCCTCTCCGCTGGAGGCCTCACGCCTGCTACGCAATCCACCGGGCGCGCTCCCCTCCCCGCAGAGCAGGGCAAGATGTTCACGAACCTCCTCAAAGGCAGTATCAGTAAGCCAGGGAGCTATGACCACCAGCGTTCCCAAATGGGTGAATCCCTCAAACATGCCCAGATCTTCCAGGCCATCTCGCGGGTCGAGCACCGTGGTGTCGGCATAGATCGGCGTCTTTCCCACGCACAGGGAGATACGATTCTCGAACCGCGTGAAGGCGAAGCGCTCACCCCGTGCAACACGCCCGCAGCAAAGCACCTCGCCAAAGGCTATGGCCGAGGTCGCGTCCTGAAGGGCGATGTTCGTTGTTCCCACGAAGCACGAGTCGGCATAGGGAACTACCGGCTGCTGCATGAAACGCAGACGCGCCCCATGGTCGACAGCAATCGCCACCGATCGGCGCGCGCAGCCCTCTTCCATGCGATGCACCCGCTCGAAGGCCTGCGTTTCGACTGAAAGCGCCGCGTCGCGGCCCACCTCGATGCTCAGCCGCTGTTCGTCTCCGGCGAGGAGTCCGGCAGACGAGCTCATGGCCATGACCTGCAAGAAGGAGGGGTCGTCGGTGCCCTGTCCTGCGCGCTCCATCGCAGCGCTGTCCCGGCCCGCAAGCGCGTCCTGCCCGGCAGCCGGCGCGTCACCCCGGCCCGCAAGCGCGTCCAGGCCCGCCACGGCGGCGGCGTCATCCTGACCCACACGCACATCCCGCCCCTCCGCAGCATCGCCGCCGAACGGCTTCATAATGCGAAACGGCGAGGTGGCGTAGGCGCGGCACAGCACGGTCCGGTCGCCCGAACGTTCTGCCGTAAGCTCAAGCCGGGAGATGCGACCGTAGCGGTTACGCGCCGCCGTGCTCAT